GCCGCTGGCGTTTTGCTGCAGCATTAAGACGCGCCCTATCCTCTGCGTTAATCCATACCTGCAGGCTGACTAAACCATGTTCTCGCTTGTTGCTGATGTTGGCGCGCTGGCGCTCTGCTGTTGTCTTGCCGGCCATCTGATCTCCTGGGCAAATCTTATAGAGCTGCAAGGCCCGTACCCATCTATAACTGCAATCATACTTATAACCGCTGTTGGTTAGTTAAATACATCAGCTGTAGGTAGTGGTTATGCAATCCCGCTGAACGAAAATAGTATATTAGTACTTACTTATATTGTCGGGCAAAGACATAAGGTGCTGATAGCTGGGCAATAAATCAACGGTTTAGCCTTTATAGATTATTCCTGATAATAGGTATAATCATGAATAGAACCCATCATGGACTGTTCGGGGTGGGGGGTTGGTGAGCTCGATCGACCCCCTCCCACAATGGGGGTGGATACCTGGATGTCTGCACGGTGTAGAATCCCATAAACCACCGCCGAGGCCGCACATGAACAAAACCGCCGTGATCTATGCCCGTGTTAGCACCAAACGCCAATCTGACGAGGAACTCCCCCTGCAAGGCCAGTTGGAGCACTGCCGCAAAAAAGCCGCCGAATTGGGCGCTGAGGTGTTGAACGAATACACAGATGATGGCGTGTCCGGCCGATCCGCTGAACTGAGGCACGCATTCCAGTCGGCCATCGCGTTCTGTGAAATGGCCGCGGTCGATTATTTCGTGTGCTGGTCCTCGTCGCGTTTCGCTCGCAGCGTGGTCGATGCCGGTATTTACAAGCTGCGACTCGCTAAGGTAGGCACCGAATTGGTCTACACCTCAATGTCGATCGACCGCAAAACCGACTCAGGATGGCTAACAGAAACGGTCCTGGAGGCGTTTAACGAGTTCACCAGCCGCCAGACCGCCTCTGACACAATTCGCAGCATGGTTAAGAACGCCCGCGCGGGATACTGGAACGGCGGTGTGCCTCCGTATGGATACCGACCGGCTGCGGATCTGGACAACCCAAAACGCAAACGCCTGCAGCCAGTCCCCAGCGAGGCGTCTACCGTGCGACAAATCTTTCAGCGCCGTGCCGATGGTTGGGGAGCTCGCAGCATAGCGATCTGGCTCAATGATCGTGGCTACAACAACCGCGGCCGCTCATGGAATAAGGGCACGGTTGGTGCCTTGCTGCGCAATGAGGCGGTTATTGGCCATGTGGTGTTCGGTCGCAAGGAACGAGGCGGTAGACGCACCACGCCCAGGAACGAATGGATCATTGTTCCCAGTCATGAACCGATCATCGACCTGGCGGTGTTTGAGTGTGTGCAGCGGCAAATGGACGAACTCACCAACAACCAAAGCTCACCGAAAAGCGAGCATGTTTTTACCGGGTTGCTGCGATGCGGTCATTGCGGCAGTGCGTTGCAAATCGAGACCGCCACAGGTCGGAGTCAGACCTACTCTTATTATGGATGCCGCCGCCGGCGCAATTACGGAGACTGCGGAATGCGCGCGGTGCCCTCTGACCGCTTAGACCAATTCCTGGTGGATCACATTTGCAGTGCGATTCTGACCCCGGACAATCTTGCCCAGGTCGTGACTGACTTGCAGCAGTCGGTGGTCCTTTGGGTAGAAACCCGCCGAAAAGAGAAAGCCGAACTGAATCAACGGCTGTACCAACTGAGATCGGCCAACAACCGACTGTTTGAAGTGCTGGAAGAGTTGGGCAGGAATGCCCCGAACTTGGGCGATATTGCTGAGCGTCTACGCCAGAATAACGCTGACATCAAAACAATAGAGCAGCAGCTATTAACGATGGAAGGCGAGCCCGACGACATAGAATTAGCGCCGATCCATGTCGATGTTGTGGAGTTGATCGACTTTTTAGACGACGTGATCAAAAAAGCGACCAGCCCCAAGCGCCTGCGCGCGTTTTTCCAGGCATTTGTCGAGGAGATCGTTATCCACGATGCGCAAGCAATTTTAAAATACACCCCAGAGGTTCTGGTACTGTCTGCCGGAGCGGTTCATAATAGGAGCGTCCCGCCCCTCCACTGGCTCCCCGGGACACGCTTACTAAGAACCGCGGCAATATCGCTTGAGTTGCCGCCACGCTTGGCGAAGGCTGGATGACAAAAACCCGGAAGACGCTTAATAAAGTCTGGTTTTCATGCTCGTACTGTCGCTATAAATGGCAGGCCGAACCGGATCGTGTCGCAGAGCATCCCGAAGACGAGGTGCATCCTTGGGTTTATTTCGCCGATTGCCCTAAGTGTAGCACCGCCGATCAAACTCAGGCCGCTTGGGAGCGCAACCTACTCAAAGCCCACCTGCGGGCAACAGGTCCGACGACCCCGGAAGGCATTGCGGCGGTCAGTAAAAACCTCGAAGGGCATCCCACACCAGAAGAGGCGCGCCGGACCCGGTTTAATGCGCTGAAACACGGGCTTTATTCCGAGGTCGCCACCTATTTTCCCGCCAGTCCCGGCAAATACGCGCAGTGCAAGACCTGCGACCGGCTTTATGACGGGTGCGGCACCGATGGCTTTCCGGCTTGCACCAAAAAAACCGAATTATTCCTGAAACACCGGGTGGCCTTAGAGACCCGTGACCCTCGGGTATTGACCCGCATCCATGCGGATTTCCAGGGTAGCTTGATGGCCCTGGCGGGCAACATGATTGCCGATATTGCCGCCGATGGCACCACCTTGCGCTCGCCCAAATTCACGCAGGACCAAAACGGCGACACCCATCTGGCCAAGTACGTGGACGAGAAGGGCGAGCTGCAGCACATCCACGATATTTATGCCCATCCCACCTTAAAGCCGCTGTTGGAGCTGGTATCGCGTAACAGTCTCAGCCTGGAAGACCTGGCGATGACCCCCAAAGTGCAGGAGGATACGGATACCGCGCGCGGGCACCTGGACGACGCCAAGCAGGACCGCGAATCGCTGGTGGATTTCCAACGGCGCCAGACCGAAGCGCAAGAAACCTTGCTGGCCCTGATTGAAAACTCCAAGAAGCGCGCGGCGGCAGATCCGGTATTGATCGAACATCAACAAAGCGAAGGAGAACATCATGAGTGATAAATTCCGGGTATTCCCGGTGTTTCTGTGGGCGTTGGTTGGTTGCCTGCTGCTGGGCTGGGCTAGCCCTGAGAAATTAGAGGTGTTGGGCTGGAAACTGACCATGGCCCTCACCAGTGGGTATATCGGGTACTGGCTCGACCGGTCCCTGTTCCCCGGCGCGCGCCCAGTGTTGTTTGAGTTGGCCGGCGAGCCTGAACGCGCCGACTTCGCGCGGTTTCGCCGTGCGCTGCTGGTCGGACTGCTAATCCTGGGCGTGTGCCTAGCCTTATGAGCCTGGAGCGCTGGCTGTGTCGGGTTTGGTGCGCGCTCGCTGCAGTGTGGTTGGCGGCAGGCATGTTGGGCTTAACGCTACTGCTGAGCGACGATGCCAAGGCGGCATCTATCCCCCGCGCCGCACTGGCTTATAAGCGTCCCTTGATCCGCCATGCACACGCTTTTTGGGGACTGGATGCCCCGATCAGTCTGTTTGCGGGCCTGATTCATCAAGAATCGCGCTGGAATCCCAAAGCCAGAAGTCCCGCCAAAGCGGAGGGCCTGGCGCAATTCATGCCGGCGACCTGTCGGTGGCTCCCAGAAGTTGAATCCGGTTTGGCGGCCTGTAATGCGTTTGATCCGCATTGGTCGCTGGAAGCCATGGTGCGCTATAACCGCCGGCAATACCGGGCGATTCGCCACACGGCAAACGACTGCGAGCGGTGGGCGATGACCTTGTCCGCCTATAACGGGGGGCTAGGTTGGGTTAACCGCGATCGGCGCTTGTGCAAACGGCATACCGGGTGTGATCCCGCGTATTGGTTTGACCATACCGAACACCACACCCGTCGGGCCGGCTGGGCTAAACGGGAGAATCGACATTATCCCGAGGTGATTATCTATCGCTGGCAACCCCTGTATTACGCCGCGCAGTGGGGCGGGCCAGTCATTTGTGAGCGAGGTGAGTCATGACCACTGAGAACATTACTGCAACGATTGAGAGCGTTAACCCCAAGCCCTGGTATTTATCGAATACCGCCAGATTCTGCATGGCGGGTTTGGTGCTGGTCGGCGCCAAAGCCCTGGGGTTAACTTTAGAGCAAGCGGACGTGTTGCCCTATGCTGAGCAATTCCAGGCGGCATTGGGGGATGGGGTCCATTGGCAGGATTTGGCCCTGTTCGCGGTTTCGCTGGGCGGGCTGTTTTTTCGTCGCCATGCCACCCAACCGATCTACTTTATTCCTGAGCTGCTGAATCGGCTGTTGAGCAAGCCAGCCCCAGCGGTCACTGATCCTGATCGGCCTGTTCCCAGCGATGCCGAGTTGCGCGAGCTGCAGCCCAACGAACTGCGAGCGCTGAACCAGCCCCACGACAATCGACCGTCCAGCCGCCTGTGCGGTGACGACGAACATCGGGACGCTTGAGAATGATGGGTGGCGTTCTATGGTTCACGGTGGGGTATTTCGCGGGAACCGTGGTGTTCTTGGGGTTGCTGGTGTTCTTGGCCGGTTGCGTTGACGAGGACGAGTAGCCCATGCCTGAACGCCAAAGCGCCGCGCAACGCATTCGCCTGCGGAATATCGCGGAAACCGAGATTAAACGGTTCGCCGGCGACCATGCGTTGTGGCACAAGCACATCCACAATGTGGAATTGGATTCCATGCAGATCCTCAAGTGCTTGGAAATGGACCGTAACCCCAATTCGGTGGATTTCAGCAGTCGGCGCACTGGCAAGACCGCGATTAAAGAGCTTTGGCTGTTGAAGTGGAATGCGCAGAATCCCGATCAGGAACTCGGCATCGTTGCGCCGCGCGAAGCGCAGGCATTGGTCAACCTGGGGTATCACCTTGACGCGATTCGCCGGTCACCGATTCTGGAACCGTATATCGCCCACAAGGCCGGCCGCAATCAGATTTCAGACACGAAATACGAATTCGTCAACCGCTCCAAAGCCCGCGCTTACGGCATCATGGCGCAGGTTGACGGCGGCGATTTAACCCTGGCCAGTCTGGAAGAGGTGGACGACATGCCGCGGGACCGGTTATTCAGCCGGTTTCTGCTCATGATGGGATCGACGCGGCGACTGGGCGCCAGTAAAACCGCGGTCAATGACCCCAAGATTCGCATTACTGGGGTTTTTAAAGGTGCGGATACCCTGTCCGGGCTGGTTGCCGGCGGTCATTATTCAGTCCTGCCCACCGTCGATGTGTATCTGGGTATGGAGCTGGGGATACTCAACGAGCAGTTCATGTTGGAGATGCGCGCCCAACTGTCGCCCGATGAATACTTGCGGCAGCTGATGTGCCGGAATGTGTCAGCCCGGAATCTGATTTGGGAAAAGTTTATCCGCATCGCTATGCACACCGGGCTGAAAGCCAACATTGAATTGGCCGAACCGCTCCCCGGTATGGAATATAAAAAGCGCGGGCTTATATCTTTTGGTTATGATGCGCAAGGCCATGGCGAAAACCCGCAAGCCTCCCGAGACGCACTGGTTGTGGTCGAACAGCTTGGCAACACAACATGCTGTATCTTTGCCAAGACCTGGCCGCCGGGTATCGACGATGCGGTGGTGCTCCGCGACCTGGTCGGATTCTGGCGTTATTTCAAGCCGGATCACGCTATCGGCGACGCCTACGCGGTCGGTTTATTGACCCAGATCAATGATCAGTTGTATGCCGACGGGCTGACCCCAGTCGATCGGCACACCATTTGCGACGGACAAAGCACCGCCAGCACCTGGCCGGAATGGGCTTTCGCTCCGATGCGCTTCGAGGGCATGACCAAACATTCCATGGCTACGGCGTTGCGGTCGATTTTCCATCACCAACAGGCGGCGATTCCGTATTTTGATGACCACGACCTGGACGACCCTATCCTGGCTGATTTGCGGTGGCTGGTGCGCCAGCTGGGCAACATTCGCCCAGAGCAAGGCAAGGCCAGTTATGCCAGCTATAAGATGGCAGACCCCAAGATCGGCGATGATTTATTTGACGCCGCCATGGCCGCCGTATGGGCCTTGGTCACCCGCGGCGCGGTACAGGTGCCGACCGTGGTATTGACTCAGCGCAAAACCCGAGAGGAGCTATTGCAGTGACGATATTAGACCGATTACTCGGCGCGTTGGGCCTGCAGCGAGCGAATACCCCGCTACTGCCCAACGAGTCTGATCCCCGCCCGACCAGCTTGACTGGGGTTACTGTCACGCCGGAAAACGCGGTCAACCGGTTGTACCGTCAATTCGGGGTTGATTTTGCCCTGCGCAACACGATTCTGGATATTCGCCGCATGGACCGGGAAGATTCACGGGTCAAGCGTATCCATGGCCGGATGGCCCGCGCCGCCGTGAAAGGTGGTTTGCGGCTGGAATGGCAAGGCCCCGAGAACGCCCAGGTGGCCAAGCACTGGCAACGGTTTAAGCGGCGGCTGCATCTGCATCGGCAAGACAAACTGGAGTCCGACTGCCGCGGCCTGGTGATGGAGGGTAATTTGCCCGTGCAATGGGTGTTGCGGGACACCGCCGACGGTGCACAAGTGGCGGCTGCTGTGCGAATGCCCACCGAAACTTTGGTCCCGCTGGTCGGTGAAACCGGGCAATTCGATGATCCGGCGGTGGCGTATGAGCAGCACGACCTGCACACCAGCCAAGTGATTGCCCGCTTCGCGCTGTGGCAACTGACCTTGGAGCGCCTAGACCCCGACAATTACGACGATCCCGGTTGTTTCGGTCGCCCCTACCTGGATGCCGCGCGGGCGGTGTGGAAAAAGCTGGTCATGACCGAAGAGAATTTGGTGATCCGTCGGCAACAACGCGCCCCGGTGCGGTTATCGCATGTGCTGGAAGGCGCCTCGCAGGCCGAATTGGAAGCCTACAAAGCGGAAACCGAACAGAAGAAAGGGGAGATCACCACCGACTTCTACACCAACAAAAAGGGCAGCGTCACCGCCGT